ATTGATGGTTGTGTTGCTGGGGCACTATATCCCCCAAGGTTTGCCCCCATTGAGGCTGCTTGAGGAGATGGAGAAAAGGCTCGTGGTGGTGCAGGCTTTGGTGCAGGTGCAGGCACACTCGGCTTTGGTGAGGCAGCGGGTATATTAAATTCTCCACGCATACCCTTCCCTCTTGCAAATCCACCTTTCTGCAGTCCAAGCAGAGAAAACATATTATTATTAAATCCTGGCATTATTTATTTTAAATACTTAGTTGCACGAGCTTGATCTCTATAAATAGACTTCCTAGCTGGCATTGGCACATATCCTCCACCAGCTCTGTTTATTGGTGGTAGGGATAGCCTTTCTGGGGGTTTCCATTCATACTCGTCATACTCGAATGGGAGTTGACTTGGTGCCTTTAGAAGATCTGTACCTGATTTTCCAAATTCCAGATCCTTAATAACATCCCAAGCGCTGGTCAATCCTCCTTCTTTACCAATTCCAGATCCTATTAATGATGCATAGTCTGCAAATTTTTCTACTCCAGGAATTAAGTCTTTCCCTGCCATATAGCCTTTACCGAGATCACCAACAGCATCCCAGAATCCATATGATTTCATTTTATCTAAATTTTCCTGTGCTCTGCTCAGATCTTCTTGCCGAAATTGTAGATTCTGATATCCTCTGCGGAGAAATTTGGGCTGTCCTCCTGAGTATCCAGTTACATCTCCACCAGCTTGATACTGTTTATATAAAAGACTGTCTGGATTGATAGCGGGTACCATCCCACCATCTTCACCAAATAGCCACCCTCCAAGACCTCCAATAGCTCCGCCAATTAAAGTTCCCCCAGGGATGGGAACAAACGAACCAATTTTTGCACCCAAAGTAGCTCCAGCAGCTGCAGAACTCGTTTTTTGCCCTTTTCTTTTCTTTTTTCTTCTTTTTGTCGCCTCCTGTTCCTGAAGGTCTCTACCAAGCTGGCTCTGTGCTATTTGAGCGTCTAATTGTTTTTGCTTTTCAATCTCCACTTCTTTTTGAAGTTGGTATCCAGTTCTGGCATAATCAACTCCGAATTCAGTTGACTCTCTTTGTGGGGCGTACATTTCATATATACTAGAGCCGACGGCGTCGCCTGGACCAGTCGCTCTTCCGTATGTAGGTGTTCTAGGCATAATAGATTAATCCTTTTAAATTTATACTATTTATCGATAATACTAAACCGCTATGTTGCATTCTTTTCCTCTTCTGTGTATACGAGCTTCTCACCAGAAAGGTCTTCAACCAACCTCGCCAGTTTCAACATATCTACATTAATTTTTTTACCGCCATTCTCTGAGTAATAAGCCCAAGCCATATCCTCTGATGGGCCTCCGCATATACTAAAATTGTGTGGAGATAGGGTAGTCACATTATCAGCTTCATCAACTACTTTTAATTCTGAACTAGTAGACACATCTTGAGCATATAAAGCTACGCCATTTGTTGGACCGCTAGGAACTGAGCCTGTATTGTATAAAGTAAGATTGCCCCCCATATACACATCTTTCCAAGCCTTAGCACTTGAACCTAAATTATAATTATCACCAGCAAGAGGAAGAAATGTAGTCATTTGCATACCAGTGTTCACGCTAGAACCATTTACCCCTGTTACACTAAGTAATCGCCAATCGCTTGGTCCTCTGACTAAAATAGCCCTGTGGTTGTCATAGAGATTCAAATACTCCCCACTTTCTAACATTGGATAATATATCTCATCAGTAGCCATGGCAAGCTTATTATCTCCCTCAAAGTGATTAAATCGAAGCCTCCAATAAGGGTTCCCTCCCGATTCAAGAGTCACCGTAGTCCCGACATCCACCCCAAGATCACCCATAGAAATTCCATCTATAGCGCATAAAACTTCAGCACGAACAAATGATCCTATCTCTCCTCCGTATGTGCCATCAAGATAAAGTGTCGTATTATGAGCAGACGGTATATATTGAGTTTTAGGACCAGATTCAATAGTGATAATCTTAGTCGCAATTATAGGAGCATTCAATACTCCTTTAAATTCTACTTTAGCACTTTTTACAGTCTTAAAATCAAGGGCTGTCATTCCAAGATCGATTCTGCTCATATCAGAAACCTTTGATGTTTGAGCCGATTGATATCCGCCGTCAAAAGATGTCAGCACCTTGCCCTTACCATCATCAAAGAAACTTAATACATCGCCTTCCTTAGCCTCGGTCTTTGGTATGTAAGGAGCTCTGTTCTTTGTAGGGCTATTAAATTCCGTCACCTGAAAAGACCTCGAAGGCTTTGCTGTAGACCTGCCGTATCTGTTATTCATACCTGAAGTGTCTATTTTAAGAAAAGGCATTAGGTTGCAGGCACCCTTCCGTATAGTTCCCTATACTCAATTGATATGTCATTAATATGAATCTTACTAGCATTACTAGTTGGCCCGTTAAACCTTAATGTTATGCTCTGACAGTTGACAGGAGTGGTGAAAGTAAACTTGTGTATTTCCCAACTTGTGGCCTGATCTAATGTGTTGTTTGCAATCGCAGTAGAGTTGTCGCCATCAACCGTTACAAAACTTGTGCCTCCGTTAGTGGAATAACTAAGGAAGTTAGACACGGAGTTACTGTCTGAATGCTTATATGTTATATATACATTATAAATCTTTTTCTTTTTACTTGGGTTACCAAAGTCAATATCCTTTGTGGTAAATAAAACTCCAGTAGATGTCTGACTGTCGGATTGCCACGATCTTATTGTTATGGTGTCTGACGCCTCTGAAGCATATATCAAATCTCCATTCCAGTCATACTCGAAGTTGGATGAGATACCTCCGCTAGTAAGCCTGTTCTTACCAAACCAAAACGATTGCGTCTCCATATCATATACGACAACATCAGCTCCATTGCCTCCAAAGGTTGTATCGTTTGTTGTGCTACTACAATCTATATTAATGATGATCTCTTTATCTTTCTGTGAGTATCCAACAATTGAGTTGGCTGTGATCAATTTTCCCCAAGCGTTGAAACCATAATCATCCGTGCCATATCCACTAAGAACCTTGCCCTCTGACAGTTCAGCAACTCCTCCGCCTTCCTGATATATGAAAAGGCCATTAGGATTAACCCATATGAGTCCAAAGTCGGCTTTGAATACAGCGGCAGGATGTAGCACTCCCATACCTCTATGGGTAGCCTCTAAGTACCACCCCGCAGGGCTTGGATTAGAAATATTTATTATAAATAAGTTATCAGCTTTAAAAGCGAACAGTCTGTCTCCAACAGCTTCAAGTTTAATATAGGGCTCCGCATCTCCCTTTATCACATCAATGAATTGGCTAGCTGGGAATATGTCAGGCTTATTGACTGGAGAATACATAATCCTATCAGCCTCCTGCACCTGTACACCATCAGCTCCTGTCATTTTAACATTGGCAACGAACATTCTTCGGTTAGTAAAAATAGCTGACCTGTATCCATCCCCAGAATTGCCTATGACCAAAGCACCGTCACTGCTTCGGTACCCATTTAAAGTGGCATATGTATCAATGGGTGGATCTTTTATTATTATTCGAGCATTTGCGTCATTACTACTTACTGTCCAAGTCTCAAATTTATCACCAAGTTTCGACCTAATTCCAAATCCGTGTTTTTGAGATCCGCCTCCCACTCCTGATAAATCTGCATCTACTAAAAGATTCCACTCACCCTGTTCAATTTTAGTCGCATCTGCGTCATAATACTTCCAATATATCCTAGCCCCAGTGATTCTTGCATCGTAGTCTGTTGCTCCAGTCGCATTAGCTGCATATACATCTACCTGCCAAGGCCTGTCTTCAGTAGCATTGGCGGCGGCTAAGGCTGAACTCACTATATATGGTGCAGATTCCTGATTGCCGTCATACACAAATGTATATGCAAAAGCATAACTGTCTTTTGCCCAAGTGCCAGTACCAGCACTTAGTGGGTTTACATTAAAATTTATAGATCCATCGGTATAAGTAGCAGAGCCAACTAAATTACCAGCGGTTGGCGCTGGAAGAGTATTAGAACCAGCATAGAAACCATTCCTGCTACGCCCTAACTGACTTCTTTCAATATACATATAATATTTAATTGTACTCGCATTCGTTAGTTCTGTATCAGCCACTCTTATACCATTATTTATCGGAGTAATAAGTGCCTTAACATTAGTTAAGGCGCCAAGGTCCACGCCAACAGTAGCCCAACTGTTTGTGGTATAATCCCATAGATTTAATTCACCACCAGAATCAACCATAGCAAGATAATGCTCGCCAGTATTTCTTTCTGATTCATCATAATCCAATTCAAAGTGCTTAAATCCATAACCAGTAGAATTTGCACGACCTTCTGTGAAGGTTAAAGTTCCATTTGTCACACTACCGCCTGTTGTTGATGCGGACAACTCAAATGTGGTAGTATTAGTTATAGAAGATACTGTAGCCCCAGCTGGTATACCCGTTCCACTGACAGCCATTCCAGCCTCTATCTTCTCGGTACTATCCATAGTTATAGTTGGATCGTTATTATAATCACAAGTAGTATCTGCAATAGACCCTTTCAAGTCTGTTGAGGCTAATGTGTTAATCGATTTAGAGGAAGAGGAATTGTTCACCTGTCTGGGCGTACCACTCCCATTGCCCATAGTACGGACTGACCCAACCCGATCACCCATAATATCCTGTGCGTAACCGAGTTGGTTGTCCTGTATGTCTCGTGGGTTAAACTGTG